TTATTCTGCCAATATTGTTTTATATATGCCATTTATTTTTTTCTCCTTTCACCAAAAGAAATTCCGCTTTCTTTCGGTCTTGATTTTTATACAATATATAGTATTTGTTGCAATTATTTAATACCATATATTGTATATGCTATTTTATTTTCAACTACTTATTGTATTATTCTCCATTTTATTTTCTAACCACATATAAATAACTAAATCCACCAGCATTACCTACAGGCTGTGCTAATAAACACATTGCTACATGGTCTGAATCATATACCCTATTACCCTGACGAAATTGCTTTCCAAAATTTATTTCACCGATACCACCAACTAACTGAGGTTTATCACCACAAGCAGAACTTAATCTGCTTGTGGGTTTGTAAAATTTCCAGAGTTGATTCCTTCATATAATCTGTTTAATGCTATCTCAAATGCGCCAATCCCAGAGAAAAAACTACTTAATCTCAAATCATCAAAAAGATATGGCATAGCCTTATACAATTCAACCAATATGTAATATAAAACATCTACTACAATGGAATTCCCTGCTTGCTTGTACAACTGACTGTTGCTTACCATCTTCTCAGCAGCTTCAAAATTCTCATCTGAGAACCCCATAAGTCTAAAACACTCCTTCGGAGTCAATTTTCTGATTCTAATAGGTGATTCAATTCTACAAACCCCTGTCTCAGTTGCAGTAATTGTTGGACAAATCTGACCATTTTCCTGAACTCTACCTCTTCTTGTTTTAGACTCTGGATATGATAAATCAGCTACGCCACCCAGTTCACATTCGATATATCCTTTCTTAGTTGCCTGGCGAATTGCAATCTTATTACCCTCACCCTTATTTGTTGTAAGAGTCGGTGCTAATCCATTTTCGTCAAACACATTACCATTCATACCTTTTCCAGATGGATTTACATTTCCTAGCTGAACAATCTTTGGTTCATGACTACCACCTCCACAAGTATTTAATGTTGGACTACAACCATCTGTACTGTAGATTCTTCCTACTTGTGGATTTTTCCAATTTCCTTCACATTTGGAAATATTGCCGACCTGTTTCACTACATTATCATTTACAAGACGTGGATCTTTATAATCTCTTGCTGTTAAAGTAGGACAGAAATCATTATATTCTCTTGATTTTCCTTCTCTTTTAACCTGACAAGCATCGTATAATAAAGCGTCTTCGTTGTTGAGATTTGTTAAAAATCTCTGAACCTTATCTTCTGAGATATAAAATTTCTCATCAACATTCTCTTCAAGAACATCTTTTAATCTCATTCCATTATCAAATGGTTCAGGATATGTAAACTTTCCATTGTCCAATTCTTTCTTAATAAAAATCAGATACACACGCTCTCTATTCTGAGGAATACCATAATCTTTTGCATTAAGGACTTTCCAGTACACATTGTATCCATACTCATCCAACTCATCTGTAAACATCTTGAATGTATCTTTAAACTGCTTTCCTACAATGTTCTTTACATTCTCGTACATACCGAAATTCGGTTTGTTTGCTCTGATAACTCTCAAATACTCTACCAAAAGAGATGAACGAGTCTTCTCAATGTTGTTACTTCCGCAGCATGGACACTTATCTCTTTCTGACCAATGAACTGTCAGTGGATTATACTCATGTCCACAATCTTTACAAGTCCATACAGAACCTTTCTGCTTACCAGCGACCGAAAAATCCTGACAGGGCGATCCTCCGCAAATCATGTTAAATGGTTCAAGTTTTGTTTCATCAACCTTAGTAATATCACCAAGATTTTTACTTTCGTTCTCATTGTGAATAGCACAATAAGAACTTGTTGCATATTTATCAAACTCACAGAAGTTCACTAACTTCCAGTTCTTCTCGCAATAATTATTTTTTTCTTTATTCTCTGTCAAAATCCTTTAATCTACAGAGATTGCGCAATCATTTATCCTAGAATTTACTGTTAAATCCTTTCATTTTAATATTATTTTGTTGTAAAATCACTCGGAAATAGGCACGTCTGCCTAATCGAATGAAAAAAATATTTCATTTTACTTTTTAGGAAAATTTGGCTGATCAGCCGTGAATAGAATTACTTCTATATTAGATTATTCTCTATTTGTATTAACTATCTTTAAAATAATTTCCCATGTTTAATATCAGTCCAATGAACAAGTTTTATTAAACCATGCACATTTCGATACCATCTATATCCTCTCGCATTACTACTTGGTTTAGTATGTTTGCCATAATAGAATATTTTTTCACCATCGTAAAAATCTGTTGAAAAATATATGCGATTTGGATGCCTTATGTAATAAGTTTCTTTAGGGAAATCTGCATTACTGTAATCTAACACTCTTTCACCTCGCCAACTTTGAACCATAATAAGTAATGTGTGTCTTCACTTTGAAATACTCACCACAACTATGACATTTTACTTTTACCTCTTTGCACCAACCTTGAGTTACCAAATTCATCAAATCATATTCCATAACTCCATCTTGATATTCTTTCTTGCAATATGGACATTTTGGATATGTAAATTTACTTTTATTATACATAGCTACTCCTATTCTACTGTCCAAAAATTTCCTCAATAACTTTCAACTTAATACTTTGACTAAATTCTGAACCAGCAGCTTTTGGATGACCACCGCCACCAAATAAACTTGCTACATCTTTACCAAGATCAATATCTTCTTTAACTGTTCTATAAGATACCGTACAACCATCAATGTCAATCATAGCCACAAAATTAATTTCAGGATGCATTTTACAAAGTCTATTACCTAATTCGCTAACAAACCTATCTGCAAATACAAAACCACAAACCTTACCACACATAGGACTGGTAAACATAGTTTCGTTCTTCTCTTCGATATATCTATCAATTTCATCCTGTTTAATCTTTAGAACAACCTCATCTTTAGCATATAATCTTGGGAATACCTCATCATGGATTTCTGAAATGCACCAATGAATAAAGTCATCTCGACCATACAGATAAAGTAAGTCATTTACCTGCTTACAAATAACACCATCTTCACCGAGTTCTGACCATCTCCAAGTATCATAATCTCTCACTAATTCAGCAAATCTTCTTAATGTATCTAAATCTTTCAAATAACCATTCTCGATTAACCAATAATAAAACATCTCTGTTCCACTGGTTTTAATAGTTCCAAGTTCCATATCTTCATACTCGATAGTTACAGAACACCAAAGATACTTATTAAGTCCTAGAGCTGTTGGATGGTGATCTAATAAATAGAAATTATCAAATCTGTCATCAATAATTTTCGCTGTATCTTCATTTACTCTGATATCTGTAATAATACACATATCAAATTCTGTTTCGCTATCAATAAACTCCCTGACACTTGAATCAATGTTGTCATAATCGCAGTATGAAATATCTACATCTTTACCAAATGCAAGTTTTGCCAAAATACCACAACCGATTCCATCTAAATCCGTATGACTGAATAGTTTAACCATGTAATCTCCTCTCTGCTATTTCTAATAATTTTTCTTTCTCATTTATATATTCTCCACTAATGACTGAATCCAACAGATTATTTAATACCTCACCAATTTCTTTTCCTGGTTTATATCCAATCTCAATCAGATCCTTGCCATTAACAGCTAAACCTTTCAATGAGAAACATTCATCTTTCTGTAAAACTTCCTCTAAGATATATTCGATATTGTCAATTTTCTGAAGCCTACTCTCTTGTTCTGTATAAGCTTGTGCTTTAATATCTGCTCTACGAACATTCAATAGTCTTCTAAATTGTTCTTCTCCGATCTTATTGAGCCATCTCTTGATATACTTTTCACCCACTTCAAAAGTTGCATCATGATAATAAACAAGCTGCACTACTTTTTCTCTTGTATCATTATCAAAACGAAGTCTTTTCATTATCTCATCTGTCATATCAGCACTGACTCTTCCATGTCCTTTAAAATGTCTGATACCATCTTCTCCGTCCTGATAACAATGTGGCTTTCCTATGTCGTGGAAGAACACTGCTAACGCTGTAATTAAATCTATGGGATTTAAGCCTTCTTCACAATCACAAGAATATGCTTCTACAACGTGAATTGTATGTTTCCATACATCATAGATGTGATATGGATTATTCTGTGGAAAATCAAACATATCTTTTATTTCAGGAATAAACAATGATAATACATCGCTATATAAAACCATCTGTACACTAAAATCACTTGATGCAGCGATTTTACAGAATTCACTATTTATTCTTTCGACTGATATATTCTCCAAATTCTGATACATCTTATGCAAAACATAATCTGTATTTGGTTCAAGGACAAAATTTAACTGAGAAGCAAATCTGATAGCACGTAAAATTCTCAAAGCATCTTCATCGAATCTATCTTCTGGTTTACCAACACACTGAATTTTGTGATACCTTATATCTTCCATGCCATTAAACGGATCTACAAGACCAACTTCATCATTGTATGCCATAGCATTAATTGTAAAATCTCTACGCTTTAAATCCTCTTTAAGACTTTTTGTAAAAGTCACTTTGTCTGGTCTACGATTGTCAGAATAATTACCATCAATTCTGTAAGTCGTTACCTCGTATGGCTCGCCATCAATGACAATTGTTATTGTTCCATGTTGCAAACCAGTTTCAATAATTCTCTTGTTCTTGAATACTTCCATCATTTTATTTGGTGTGGCAGAAGTTGTAATATCATAATCGTGAATTGTTCTTTTCAGAATGCTATCACGAACACAGCCACCAACTAAATATGCTTCGTATCCTTTATCTTGGAGTGTATGAATAATCTCATTTGCCCCAGATGGGATTTTAATTTTTAATTTAGATTTCACCCTTAACCACCCTTTCGTTTACACTTGCAACAAACTCATTGATTTTCTTGTAGTCTGGATTGTCAGGAAGATTAGTATTTTTCTTTGCATAATCCAATCTCTTCTCATAGTCATTTACCATTTCAAAGAACTCAGGAATTGGCTGATCGTTGCTGTCGAGATATTTACCATTACGAATATCCATAAGCAAATCATGTTCATCGTCTCTATATGTGATTATTCTCTCTTTTTCAAGAATATCTAAGCACATCATATAAAGTCGAATGAGATGCATTGAATGTTTTGCAATCTTACCATGCTCAATTGCTTTCTCATTTCTTTTACCAATCTTGCCATACTGACGAACTGTGTTCTGAAGTTCATTCCACATAGAGCAATAATCTCTCAATGGATAATGAGTAAGGTTTACGTCCATAAAAATCTCTGTGTCATATCCTTCCTGTACAGCCTTATCAATATATAACTTCATTGAATCATCTGAATATGGTGTGTATTTCTTTGTAAAATCTGTCTGCATAAATTCAAGCGTCTTTAAAATGTGTTTCTCCAATTCTGACTGAGACATCTGATGTGCTGCTTTCTGATTCAATCTATAGAGCTGCTGATTCGCATATCCACCAAATGAATGACAAGCTCTTTTTGATAAGAATAAATGTGCATTGTCAATAAGTTCCTGACCAATAGGAGATACATAGAAATAATGTTCTGGCTTATTTCCAAGCATCTCAATTGTGTTAGGGTTTGTATTGCTTAATAAAGCAACTAACTTATTAAATGCATAAATAGTTGTGTCTGTTTCATTATTTACAAACTGCTCAAAATTCTCGTTTGTAAGAATTTGCATCTTGCTATTTAAAGCACAACCACGAATATCTAAGTCGCTACCCTCATTATTAGTTCCATATGCATGACTTCCACCAAGAGTTAAGATAATGATATTGTCACCCAAATTCTTATCTGTTCTCAGGAAGTCATACTCTTTTGATTTTAATTTGTCCTTAATTTGCTCAATTGTCATTGTCTTAACCTCCAAAAAATTCCGAAGAAATGTGCGTTTCTTTCTAATGTAATTTATACACCATATATAGTATATATTGTATTTTATAATCACTATATATGGTGTATTGATAGAATTAGTAGGCTATGACACCTACCAACTCTTGAATTATTTATTCTTCTTACGTTTTCCTACAATAAAACCTGCTCCAAAGCATACACCGAGACAGATTACGAAAACTCCAATGTTTAATACAATCATTACTTATTACCTCTCTGTCTCTTCATATCATCAAGGATCTGACGAGCATTGCGCTCTCTTTCAGAATTAGCAAGTCTTCTCTCATTAGCCTGTGCGCTAGAATCATATGCAATTCTACTTCCTTCTGCACGTTCTCTTGTCTTTCTTGCTCCTTCACGAACTCTTTCAAGCATTCTATCGCTCTCATTATTCGTATTAAGACTATCCATACTCTGATGAAGTTCGATAATCTGGCTATCAGCTTCCATCTGAAAAAGAACCTGTTCCTTTTCCTCTTTAAGTTTCTGCAATTCTTCGGCTGCCTGATCACGAATGTCTTTCTGGTGAGCCTGTGCTTCTTTCATCTCTTCAATTGTATCTTTTAGTACATTAATCTTATTCTCCAAAGTAGACTTCTTCATTGCATACTGCATTGCTTCATTTTCTTTATTTTCATCAAGACAAGCATTAATCTGCTGTGTAACACGCATAATATCCTTATTTGCTTGATATAAGTCTTTTTCTGCTGTATCACGCTTTCCTGAAATTTCAGCATATGTAGCAGATGCCTTGTTATAAAAATCTTCCTTTTCTCTAATGGCTGCGTTGTAATAATCTCTAGCACCTTCTGGTGTCTGTGCATCCTGGCGCATTACTTCATCCGTTCTTCCTTTAAACTTTACTCGAAGCTGTTTACCAAAAGGAGTAAAGAAAAGAATCAGTGCAATTAATACAATCGCCACAATTATAATAAACATAAAATTTGTCATACAACCCTCCTACTCTGCATCAATTCCATACTGATTACATAATGCCTTTAATCCACCGTTATAGCCACTTCCTACAGCCTTAAACTTCCATTCGCCATTATGTTTATAAATTTCAGCTACGACTAACGCAGTCTCGGTAGAGAAGTCTTCACTTAAATCAAAACGAATAAGTTCCTCGCCTGTCTCTTCGTCTACTACACGCACATATGCATTCCCAACCATACCGAAGTTCTGAAGTCTACTCTCAGCATCATAAATTGTGACCGTCACAGCAAGAGTCTCATAGTCTGATGGGATTTTATCAAGTTTAATCTTAATAACCTCATCATCTCCATCTCCCTCACCTGTACGGTTGTCTCCCATATGCTTTACACTCTTTGAACTATGTTCAAGATTACCATAGAAAATGAAATCCTCATCCTTGCCAACCTTGCCATTCTCTTTTGTCATAAACACAGAGGCATCGAGATCAAAATCTGCTTCTCCGTCATAATGATTAATATCCCATCCAAGTCCAACAAGAATATTTTTTAATGACGGTCTACCCTTTGTTAAATCTACTCTCTGTCCTTTACTTAATGAAACTGACATAATTAAATCCTCCTACTTGTATCTTCTTATTAATTCGCTAACACTTGAATCATTTGTTCCCTGACCGATAGCGTTAAATTTCCACTCTCCGTCCTTCTTATAAACCTCTGCAAATACCATTGCTGTCTTGCCAGCATAATCATCTGAAAGATTGTATTTACAAATTTCCTTACCAGTTGACTCATCGACAAGTCTAATGTATGCATTCTTGATAAGTCCAAAATCCTGCTTTCTTGAAATACAATCATAGATATTTACTACAAATACAATCTTCTCAACCTTATTTGTGATATTCGCAAGATCAACTGTAATCTGCTCATCATCACCGTCTCCATCTCCTGTGAGGTTGTCACCATGATGATATACACATCTGTCTTCTGCCGATCTGTCACCATAATAAACACATGTACGATACTTATCATCTTTTCCTAAAATAATTGCCGATGCATCACAATCAATATTTGGTTTAGAACCAAAAAATCCTTTCTTAGCAGCATCCCAGCCAAGTCCTACCATAATCTTTGTAAGACCACCTGCTACTTCCTTAGATAAATTAATTTTCTGTCCTTTTACTAAATTTACTGACATATATATTCTCCTTCCATTTTATAAATCCAGACCAAAATTTCTACCAATAGCAGCCAAACCACCATTGTAACCTGAACCAACTGCATTAAACTTCCATTCACCATTCTTACGATACAACTCACCTGCAATAACACCTGTCTCTAATGAGAAATCCTCATTAAGTTCATATTTGAAAAGTTCCTCATTTGTATCAGCGTTGTATGCTCTAATGTACGAATTATCAACCATTCCGAAATTCTGTAAACGATTTTCTGCATCATAAATTGTCGCTGAGAAGCTAATCTTTGTAATATTAGATGGAATCTTATTTAACTCAACAATCATTGTCTCGTCATCGCCATCACCTACACCTGTTCTATTATCACCAGAATAAATCAATGCTCCGCTTGGATGCTGTGGCTGACCATAAAATACAAAATCCTGTTCGCCTGTTACCTTTCCTGAATCATCAGTAAAAAATGCTGATACATCCAAATCGAAATCTGCATTACCATCGTATCTATTTGTATCCCATCCAAGACCAAATACGACTTTGTTTAAACCTGCATTGCCTTTTGTAAGGTCAATCTTCTGACCTTTAACTAAACTAATTGACATATTATTTGTCCTCCTTATTCTGGGGAAGGCTGTCAACCTTCCCTTTTAATAACTTAAAAGAAATTGGAAATGTGAGTAACGTTAGAAAAATAAATGGAATAAAGCGTGTAATACATGCTACAACAACACTAATTGAAAAACATATAAGAGTAATACTCTCTACTTTTTTATAACTTTTATCTCTCCTTATCATGTTCTCATCTCCTCAATTACTTATTCTCTCTTTTCTTCTCAATAATCTTTCTAATAAGATCAATTGGAATAACCATAAACGCTAAAATTACAACTACTACCCAATGTTTGAAATCTAAAGCTGTGACCTTAATAAGATTCTCCGCAAAGTTGCAAAGAACAAACGTCATTGCAAAAATTCCGATTGCAATGGCTGAAAATAACTTGTTCTTTCCAATACCATTGAATAAATTAATATGCTCTGTACGAATATTAAATCCATTAAATACTGCCATAAAGCATAACAATGCGAATCTAGCTGTCATAGCTTCTGTCTCAGTCGCAAACATATTAGCAATTGGGCTAAATGTAATAATTCCATAGAGTGCAATAAACGCTACTGTACTTATTGCAATACGTTTCTTTGCCCCTCTAATGAATAAGCCAGAACCTTTCTTGATAGGTTTCTCTGTCATATATTCATCCTTTGGAGGTTCGCCACCGAATGATAGTGAATTAAGGGAATCCATAATGATATTTACAATAAGAATCTGAACCGATGCAAGTAATGCACCTGTTGCAATCATTGGATAGATAACACTGAGAATCAGAAGTGAAATATTGATAGGTAACTGAAATTCAAGGAACATCATAATATTGTGCATAAATGTTCTTCCAAGTTCTACTGCCTTTACAACGCTTGCAAAATTATCATCTGTTAATACAATATCTGATGCTTCTTTTGCAACATCTGAACCACCTTGCATACCAAAACCAACATCGGCTCTCTTTAAAGCAGGACTATCATTTACTCCATCACCTGTCATTGCAACTGATTTTCCAATCTCCTGTGCTAATGTGACAAGTCTGAGTTTTGTGTTTGGTGAGCATCTTGAAATAACTCTCAATCGAGGAATTATACTCTTTACTTCATCATCTGACATTGCTTCAAATTCATCATTTGTAAGTGCTAAATCTCCATCTTTGTAAATTCCACACTCTGTAGCAACTGCAACTGCTGTCTCAATACAATCGCCTGTAATTTCAATAACTTGAATACCAGCCTTATGTGCTGTTTTTACTGCACTCGGTACTTCATCTCTTACAGGATCTACAACACCGATAATTCCAAGGAATGTCATGTCATTTGGTATTTCATTCTCTACTAAATCACCATCTGCCATTGTAACCGCAATGCATCTCATCGCATTACTTGTCATTGCTGTAATTGCATTACTTAATGTGTCATTGTCGTTATTCTCTATAATTTCACCACTTGAGTCCATTACTTTTGTGCAATGCTCAATCAGTTTCTCAGGTGCGCCCTTATAGTATGTAATTCCGTCCTTTGTCGTAAAAGCTGAATACTTATTACTACTATTAAATACTTGCTTTAACTTAACTGGATATTTTTTCTGAATGTCAGCATATGTTTCAGGATTTACAAGGCTAAGAACTGCTCTATCAATTGAATTACCACCTGTAATATTGTTTTCTGAATCAAATGTTGCACTATTATTTAAAGAAATGTTTGCCCTGATATTATTCCAAAGAACTGAATCCTTATTTACATCATTACCAAAGCCATCAATAATCTTCTTTGGAGTCATAATACCTGTCGTAAGAGTACCTGTCTTATCAGTACAGATGATATCAACATATGCTAACTCTGGAATTTTACCAGGATTCTTAGCAAGAATATTGAATTTCTCCATTGTCTTTACATTCTGTTTTGTTACAAGTTTTACAATAAGAGGTAATCCTTCGGGAACAGCAGCTACAATAATTGTTAATGCTACTGAGAAGTTCTGTGCGATTTTCTGAATAATATTCAGAACGCCACCGCTAAAATATTCTCCAAATCCAACCTGTACAATTCCTGAAATTGTAAGCACCGCAAATGTAATAACGGCTGCGATTGTTCCCCACTTAGAAATGAAGTCGCTCAGATTATCAAGTGCAATATCAAGTGCTGTCTTTGGTGCTTCAAGTGTTTGCATTTTAACAAGTGTATCGCCATTTACTGTATTCACACCTACATCAGTAACAATCATTTTTCCTTCGCCTGACATTACTGTTGTACCAGCAAATAAACAATTCTGATTCGTATAAGCATCTGTTGAAGTAGTTTTCTTATGAACATATCCTTCAATTGGTGTTTTCTTGCACTCTTTTGTTTCTCCATTAATAGCTGCATTGTTTACAGAAATCTTACCTTCAATGAGATATCCATCTGCAAAAATCTCTTGTCCCATTCCTACGCAAACGAGATCACCAACTACCAATTCATCCTTGTTAATTGTTTGAACTTTGCCATCACGAATTACGTCACAATACCTGACTGATGTTTTGGCTCTCAACTCTGCTGCTGATTTTTGAACACCAAGTCCAGTCTTAACAGCAATACATGTTACAATTGCTAATACAACAAGAATCATAATTGGATCTGATAAATCCATTACTCCCATGACTCCAAGGAATAACTGCAATACTGCAATTGCAATAAGAATCATTGTGATTTTCTCACTTAATGCCTCTTTTGCGAAGTCATACCACTTGTCCAACTTTGGTTCAGGAAGCTTATTACTTCCATGAAGCTCTCTACTTTTGAGAACTTCTTTACTACTCAATCCATTCATCTGTTTTACTCTCCTTTTCTATAATTTTTATATATGAATGTTAATTGGTTACATATCTATATTCTCTTTTTAATTTGGGAATTTTATTGAGCTGAATCGCTCAGAAATTTTTTACAATGAAACGAAGTTTTCTTGTTAAAATAATTCTTCTTTTGAGAATCC